TTAAACTCTGACATTTGACCTTGAGCGATATTGTAAGAAGTAATTGAACTTTGTAACCTCTTATGTTCTTTAGCTTCAACATCGTTGTATTCGTAAGATGCTCCAAAACACCAAAACCTCTCAAAGTTGCCGTACTTATTTACAAAGTCTATCTTAACAGGTGTATGTTTACATTGTGTAACTGGTACACTTGTATAAGTTCCTAAAACATTTAATGATGCATCTTTAATCTCTAACTTAACACTATCACCGTAATAGTTTTTATATACTAATGGGATTTGAGCTAACGGTGCTGATATAGGTTCACTATAAGTTGCTGCTGTATCTAAATTAGTGTAATAAGCTGTCAAAGTCAAAGCATCAGGAATTACTCTAACACTAGACATGGCTCTTGAACTATCAGATAAACCTAAAACACCTTGACCATCATCGTAGTAGTAGTATGTGCCACTTTCTAAATGTATATCTCCATAGTCATAATTACTACCATCTGCATAAAAAGTATAACCTGCAAAACCATAATAATCTGTTGAATCTATTAAAGTCATTCCTGAACCTGTATCAGCATGTCTTTTTATTCTTACTTTTACATAGTTGTTAGTTGGTGTATTACCATACGCGACAGGAATAGAAGTTGTAATATTACTATCAAAATTAATAAACTCTAATATGTATGGGCTTACATCGTACCATGTAGCAGGTTCGTTACTACTTGGAATTAACTTTTGTAGTGTATAACTAGGGCTTGATGGAAAAGTACTTCCATTAACAAGATATATTTCTACTTTCGTTTCTGTTTGTCCTGTTTCATCTATTTCTATAATGTAGGGACTTCTTGCAAATATGTTTATCATTGTTCTTTAAAATAAGTGTTCTCTAATGTTATTCCGTATGCTTCAATTATTTCATCAGGTAATCTATCAAATGCTTTTTCAAATGGCTTTGTAAAGAACATACTTGCTCTAATACCTTTATTAAATATTGAACGTGCTATTGCAAATTTTAAACTATTTCTATCTATAAACTGTCCTTGTTTATTTCTTGGTGCAATTCCTTTTCTTACTACCCATTTATCAAAGTGCTTCGGACTTGGTTTTAAATCTCTATAAGTAAACTTTGTACCACTACTTTCAGGATATATACTTTTAGCACCTTTAACACCCAAATCTTGAAACACACCATAATCTAACATTTCAAAATACAAGCTGATAGAATTTGGATTAACCTTAGAAACTCCATCAATAGATTTATACAAAGCCTTAGAAGAATTCTTTTTCATTTTAGTTAAGTTGCTTCTACTTTGTTGTATTACATACTTTCTGAACTTATCAATAGCTTCCTGTACTTCTTTACTGTCTAACATTTTGTCATTGTGTTAGGTACTATTATATCAATCGTCATTGTCCAACCTGCAACTTTATCCTCAAATCTATCCGTAAAAGGCTCAATACTTACTGAACTTCCTAAAGTGTAATGTGAACTAAATAAATCACCTCTCCTTAACTTTTCGTATAACCTTATTTGAACTGATAACATACTATTTAATACATCATCTTCATTATCATTCCCTATGAATTTATCAGTAGTTTCATCTTTAGAAATATCTACTATGTCCATACAAATAATCGAAACGTTATACACTAAACTAGAAGCATCAGGTGTACAGTTGTTAACTATTAAATGTGCTAAAGCGTATTCTTGCTTTTTCCAGTTGGCAATGTCATCTAAACCTCCCTTAGATACTTTATTAATTAAAGGATCGTTTTCTAGTTCCGTTCTTAGTGTTGTTGTTATGTCGTAGTAATTTGTCATCTTCTATTCATTTGTTCCTTTTCAGCTTCTGCTTTATCTTTTTCGTAGTTCAATAATGTTAAACATTTGTGAGCCTGTTGTCTAGTAACCTCGTCAAATCTGGTAACATCTCCTTTAGCAAGTTGATAGATTGCATGATACCATCCCCATTTTGCACCGAATTGTGCTTTGAATGAATAGTCATCTCCTTTACTTTCTGCTCCAAATACATCGGGATAGCTTTTAGTAAATCGTTCACTAAATGATAAAAAAAAAGCATTGCACCGAATACTACATCTAAAGGTAAACGTTTCATTTCCTCCATCACTAACTCATCTGCTTTGTAATCTTCAATCTCGTAAAGTTGTTTATACTTAGCTTTAATTGGTCTATACAGTACACCCATAGCAATGTGTAGTTTCTGAATGTCGTTAATACTATTTGATACATCTATTAACTCTCCTAAACTAATATCATCTAAGTTAGGTATAAATCCGTATTCCTTACCGTTAAAGTTTATTATACGCTTTAATTCAGGTTTTACATCAAATACACTTTTAAAGTGGTGCATTATCTCTGTCACATCTTTGTAAGCTATGTTTAACGTGTTCTTTAAATCTATGTCACAAAATATCTCGATAGTCTTTTGACTAATAAATAATTCATCATTTGAGTTATCCACTACGTTCATGTAACGTTGGTACTGATGTAGCTTTATCTCGCTTAATGAATCAGGAATATTTATTTTAACTTGCATATTATATTAACCTTAATTATTGTTTTTTGTAGTACTGAAGTGCTTGATTATATAATTCATTTAGCAATACGAATTGCTGTCTTATTTGCGTACGGTGTGAAGTCATAAATAAACGTTCATCAAATATTATCTTACCTCTATATCCTTTTTTATCTCTTAGGTACGATTCGCATAATGCTATCATTTGCCTTATATCTACTTGCTCTACCATATACTATACTTTCCTTTGTTTGGATTAGATAATTGATAGGCTACTGCATATCTAAGTGCGTCCAGTCCATGATTCCATTTATCGATGGGCGTTTCACTCTTACGCTCCAACCAACAGTAATTGTTAAGTTCTTTTATTAAATCGGTACTATCTTCATCAATTATCATATCGTAATCCTGAAGTAAAGCTATACCATACTTTACACTATCAGCACCCTTAATAGTTGGTACTACATTCAATTTCTTTGCTTTTAGTTCTGCTATTAAACGTGGCTCTGCATTATCCGCTACTATCAATCTATCTTGAGCAAATCTGTAGTTTAATTGTGCTATCTCTGAAGTTGTTAAACCTGCCTTGTAAACGTGCAACCTTACATATATTTCTTTCTTATCTTTATTAATATATGTTTCAACGAGTGAAGTCGGGTCCTGACTAAATCCAAAATCTTGTCCGAATATTGTATCATTTGTGTTTGGAAATTTTCCTACTGTCCAATTAGTAAAGATGACCCCTTGTGCTCTGTTTAACCAACCTCCGAGGATTGCGTGTTTATACTTTTCAGGTCTACGTTTCTTTGTTTCTTCTACTTGCTTTAAAAAAGATTCACTTAGATTATCTTTGTTATCTAAATATGTAGTGTGTATGTAGGTAGTATCTCCTTTAGTTGTGTTACTTCCTGCATCAACTCCTTTTGCTTCAAAGAACTTCTGATAAATGAAATGCTCTTTAGTTGCAGGATTCAGAACAAGTATAACTCTATTTTGTTTATTCTTTGCCCTTATTGATAGATCTATCTTATCAAATACATCTTCATCTACTAACTCTTCTGCTTCATCTAATATCCAACAAGTAACACCTGCTAATGATTTAAGAGATGCTGTTTGTGTCCCTGAACTTGTTTTAATACCTTTGAATATTATCTTACTTCCAGTCTTTAGATTTATTATTTCGTCTTTAGTAATATGAAAGTCTGATTCATTTCCCAATAGTTCTAACTTCTCTAAGAACTCAGGAATAATTGAAACGTGAGCAGATGTTAATGTATAACGTGTAAATAGTATAACCTCGTTAGATTCGTAAGTTAAACCTAATAAGAACATGGTTACTGTCCACGATTTACCTGAACCCCTACCTCCTGTTACAATATAGTAACGGTTATCATTGTTAAATAAAGGTAAATACTTAGGATTTAATTCTAAAGACATCTTTTATATTAAACTCGTTAATGTTATGTGTAGTTTCAACTGTTTCTTTTGGTTTACCACAAGCATACTCAATCAATAACTTTGCTGCTGCTATTCTAT